GTATAATGAGGGAGACATACAAAAGCATTTAAAGAAACTAACATCACGATGGGGTGAGTTAGGAGAAGATGCTTATTTTGAAATTCGTTGCATAAAAGAACAGGCTATGCCTGCTTGGAAGAAATTTACACGAGATCAGATGCAGGCAGCAATAGAGTTTGCCACCAAGCAGAACGCAGAAAAATACAATGTATATGTTACAGTCAATCCAATCAGTAAGAACAGTAATGGCAGAGCAAGTAGAGATGAAGATGTCCTAGCATCGTTTTACTGCTTTTGCGACTGCGATACGGAAGAATCCGTCATGCAGTATAATAAGGTGTCGACAGGAGATGTAAAAGGCAACTTCGGAGTCTACACAGGGCAGAAACCAAAACGTGGTCATATTTATTACGAACTCGATAAACCGATTAAGGATATGGAAACTTGGTCGACAGTACAAAGAGGTATTGCTGAGAAGTTACATAGTGACCCGGTGGTGAACAATCCAAGCAGAATTATGCGACTAGCAGGCACAGTCAACTATCCGAACAAAAAGAAAGAATTAGACGGCAGAGTGGTCGAATTATCAGAATTTAAGAATTTTCGAAGCGATATAAAGACCATACAGGCACTTAAAAAGTTTTTTCCATATAAGACCCACCCCGAATTTCGTATCAATTTCGATGATTTCACACAGAGAGAACGTATTGATACCGAGAACAGTATTAGGCAGATTAAGGCAGGTAATAATTGGCACGACAATATGATAAGGGTCGTAGCATCTCTTGTAGCAAGAGGTCGCACCGACTATGAAATCCACCAAGCATTATCTGATATAACTTTAAGTGGTTACACTCTCGATGACACGACAAGGGAAATTAACGTGGCTATCAAGGGTGCTCGTAGTAAGGGGTTTACAGGTACAGAAAGACAATCGATCTCCTCCCTGATTGATACTTCTGTCGATGTCCACGATATGTTTCTGCAATGGACATATGTAGACCCACTTACTCACCCTAAAAGAGAATTTTTATACGGAAATCACTATGTGAAAGATTATTATAGTGTGACTGTCGCACCTGGTGGTGTTGGTAAATCCACCCTAGTCATGACCGAAGTGCTATCAATGGTTACAGGCAAACCACTACTCGGCATTGAGCCGAACCAAAAATGCAAAGTCATGTACTTTAATGCTGAAGACCCACTCGAAGAAGTGCAAAGAAGAATCTTGGCCCTATGTCAGTATTACGAGATACCACAAGAAGATATTAGCGATCTGTATTATGGTAGTGGTCGCAGAACGAACATGACACTTATGGCAGGTAATGAGGGATTGATAAACGAGATGATGTTCCAAGAATTAGTGGACACGATAAAGAAGAATAAAATAGACCTCATCGTAATTGACCCACTTGCTGCCGTCATATCATCACAGGAAAGTGTCGAACATTTCAGAAACTTAGCAAACGAACTTGCTGCACTCGCAGACAAGGGCAACTGTTCGGTCGAACTAGTCCACCACACAAGGAAATTACAGTCCGGGCAGGAAGCAACCATTGAAGACAGTCGTGGTGGTTCATCGCTGATAGCAGGGTCTCGAAGTGGTCGTGTCTTGAGAAATATGAGCAAACGAGAGGGAGAGGAGCTAGGCATAGAGAAGTATGTCGATTACTTCAAGATAGAGCCTGCAGGTAAAAGCAACCTATCACGACCTCTCGATAAGGAGCAATGGTACAAGAAAATCGGTGTGCAAATACCAAACAGCGATTGGGTGGCAGTAGTCGAGAAATATAATGTGCCGACAGCATTTGACGGAATTAGTGTTGAGAAATGTGGTATGCTTTGGGACGCAATCAGGTCAGAAGAACGATACCTTATGTCTCATATAGCGACCAAAGAGAACGAATATAAAATATCGGTGCAGCAGTTTATGGCAGAGTTTTTGGATATGGACATAGACGCACCATCGACACGCACACGCATTAGAAGTATGCTAACCACCTGGTTAAAGTCAGGTGTTTTAGTCGAGAAAGAAGTATCATTAACTGTTGTCGAACCGAAAAGTTATAGACCAAAAACTATGGTCAAAATTATCGAAGTTGGCGACATAAAACCAGGAGTGTAAGATGAAATTACGAATATTATCATTGGGAGCAGGAGTGCAGAGCTCAACATTGGCATTAATGATCGAGAATGGAGAGTTACCAAAAGTAGATTGTGCCATATTTGCAGATACTATGGCAGAACCGAAAGAAGTTATGGAACACCTAGAGTGGCTGCAATCCCAACTGTCATATCCTGTATATATAATTAGTAAAGGAGACCTCACACAAGACACCATAGACGTTGTAGAGGGCAAAAGCAGATTTCAGTATGTTGAGATACCTTTTTACACCAAAAATGCCCTGACAGGCAAAAAAGGACTCTTACAAAGGCAATGCACAGGCAATTATAAGATCAGACCAATACATCAGAAGATTAGAGACCTATTAGGACTTAAAAAAGGAGAAAAACGCAAAAAAGGTACAGAGGTGGAGTTGCTTATGGGAATATCTACTGATGAGATAGTAAGAATGAAAGAAAACCACATTACTTGGGTAAAAAACGTCTTTCCATTGGTCGAGAAAAATATGAGCAGAGCAGACTGCATAGAGTGGTTTGGGCAGCGATACAACAGAAAATTGCCTCGATCTGCTTGTATATACTGCCCATACAAGACTAATAAAGAATGGACAATGCTAAAGAATGAGTACCCTGAAGAATGGGATAAAGCAGTTGCATTTGACGACAAAATTAGGACAGGAACAAAGACTGATGATGAGATATTTGTGCACCGATCTTGCACACCATTAAGGACTGCAATATTGGAAGAAGATGACAAAAATCAGTATAGTTTATTGGACGAATGTGATGGAATGTGTGGGGTATAAAAAGTATGTATGAAAGAAAAAAGGGGTTAATTTCTTACATACATATATTGTGCCAAAGTATGTTATTTATGGTATGTATGGAAGACCCCTATAAGGGTCTTACATATCATACATACATACATATGCGTTTGAACAGATGTCGTCTGTATGGACGAATTTCGTGCATATGGGGTGTTTAGAAAAATGATGGAAACAGAAGATTTTTTTGGTAAGGGTTATGTGGGTTATCAGGCATATCAGAGCCATCGGTTTTATCGGTATATTTTGGACTATGTGAACAAGCAGCGAGAGCTTGATGATTTGTTTGGGGTGTTTGGCTATTTGGATTTGGTAGGTGAAGAAATTGCAGAGAGGTTCAGGCAGGCATTATATAAGTTTCAAGTAACTGTCCAAATGTATGAGAAAAATAAAGACGCAGAAAAAGAAATAAAAAACCGGGCAGAGATATGTATGAGAGGTCTCGATGCGATAGCTAATGAGATTAGAGAAAAGAATTTATGGCCTAGTGCTGATACATGGATATATGAGAAAGATGGAGAAAAAGTTTTTGGTGTTGTAAAGAGTCGTGATGATTTGCAGGTGGCGAAAGCAACTAATAAAGATGTTAAGGAATTTTATACGTTGCAGGAGCTTTATATTATGCTGAATGATTATCAGTCTATACGCACCATTAAGAAGAAACTTGATGATAAGGATATTATGCCTGTCGTTGAGAGTATTAGTAACCCTGAAGAAGATAAGGACTATTTTGATGAAGAAGTACCATTTTAAACCTTATGATGAAAGTAAAGCACCTCATACTTTCCTCGTACAAGCTGAAACTATATTGAGAATGAGAGGTAAGGAATATGGACATTTCCTTGACCTGTTTAACAATACTTCACAAAGAATGAGTATGGCACTTGGCAAAGAAGTATCTCCATATGATGTGGCAAGACTTATGATTGAGTTGAAGTTAAGTCGTTTAGATCAAGGAGAATATAAAGAAGATACTATTATAGACTTGATTAATTACGCAGCTTTATTGGGTAGTATTAAGTCCCATATGGAAGTTACAAAAGATAAAAGTATTGGAAGTATTGATATTAACGAGATTATGAACAAGACACCAGGTGCATAATGGCTAAAGTAAAATCTGATTATGGCGAAGATATTCGTATAAAAGGCGAGGACGAATATCGAGAGGAGAGTATCAGTATTACGGCAGGTAGTCAGAAAAGAAGACGTATTCTTACGCAGACTAGTATTGATAGATATTATCAAAGAGGGCAAATAAATACTAAGCAATATAATACTGCTATATATGTATATGCCTTATATAGAAAGTCTGAAAAAAGAATTATATCTTCTTATAATCCTGATTCATCTCTTATGGGGACTAATATAGACGATAAAAACTTAGCCGGGTTTTGTGACTATATGGACATTGTAAAGGTACTTCCTGGTAAGCTATTCAATATCGTACAGCATATCGTTATATATGGATTTTCGGCTGCCGAATTTGATAAGCAATATAACAATAAAAGAAAAACCATTAAAGAATTAAGACTTGCCCTCGATATGCTATCTAATCATTTTGGAGTTTATTAATGCCACGATCTAGGGCATATATGGACTTTAGTGAATATGAAGTAAAAGTTATTAAAGGCCTATATGGAGTTTATAAAAAACATAATGGCAATATAAGAGTTAATTTAAAAGATCATATAGAGGTTATAAATGAAGATATATATATAACTAATCTAAACAAAATGAGTGATATACAAATTATCCATCAAGTTATGCTCCATATAAAACATTTATTTCAAATTAGAATTGAGGGGCATGAATTAGACATAATAAAAGCTATTTTAAGGTTTAGATGAGTTTTAAGAGGTTTTAAGCAGCGATAAAAAAAAATAGGGTACTT